ACTCTTGCAAGTATCGCTGGGTTCTCTTTCCTGGATAAATAGGTGGTTGGGTTTGTGTTTTTGGTTTAACTTCGACCAGATAGGTTTTACCTGTAATTACGGTAATCTTAAAATCAACAAAATACCGATGAATACGATTATCCGTTGGACACTTATAGGGTATAATTGTTTCCTCAGAACTCCATTTTAATACGCTAGGGTTTTTATCACACCATGAAGCGAACCTTGTTTCCCAGCTGGATCTCATAATAATGTTTGAAGGATCCCCTGTATATTTTTCTGGGAATATAGGAATAAACTTTCTCTTGTGGAACATAAATAACTAATTAGGATAACAATAACCATATTTAGGGTAAAAACAATAAATGGCAATCCTCTCCGACCTTAGAAATCAAGCAAATTCAGCTGTACAAGCTGTTCAGAATAAAGCAACATCACTTAGTGCTCCACCTTCTATGGGTAGTACTAGAGGTGCAGAATTGAGTAAAGGGAATGCTGAAGCGTCTCCTTATGAAGTAAAACAACATATGTATCCAAGTGATTTGTTATCAGATAATGGAGCACAATATGGTGGAAACTATGTTATATTTTACATTAACATTGCCATTGATTCTAAACTAGCAAAATCATTAACTGCAGATAATTTTGTAGAGAATATTACACCAAGAGATCGTGGAGATCTTATTGCTCAAAATTTAACAACTGGAAAGTTGTTTGCTGCGCAAACTGGATTAATTGTTGGTGGTGCTGTTGTTGGTGAAGCATTAGGTCTTGGTAATCTTTCTAAAACAGCAGCTGTGCTGGCTGAAGTTGGTGCAGCAACTACTACAACAATGGCTGCATCAGCCAGTCGTGCACAAAGAAGATTAAAAACTGCCATTGCCATGCATGTGCCAAATCAGTTACAGATTAGGTATGGTATGCAATGGGGTGACGAAGACACAGGTGCTCTTCAAATGGCAACAACTGCTTCTCAGGAATTACTAGCTGCAGTTTCGGCAGGATCTGCCAAAGGATTATCAGATCCAGCACAAGCAATTATTACAAATTTGGCACTATCAAAAGGTCCAAATGCAGCAGGGTTATCCGCTGCAACTGGCATGGCATCAAATCCTAAAAAGGAACAGATATTTAAGGGAGTTGACTTTAGATCATTTAGTTTTGATTATCAATTCTTCCCACGAAGTGCAGAAGAAGCTGCCAATGTTTTAAACATCATTAAAACCTTTAAGTATCATATGCATCCTGAGTTTAAAGATAACAATAATTTTATTTACATTTATCCATCTGAGTTTGATATCTTTTACTATAATAATGGAATTGAAAATCAGAACATTCATCGTCACACATCTTGCGTATTAAAAGAGATGTCAGTTAACTATACACCCAATGGTGCATTCACTACATTTCCAAACGGTATGCCAACTCAGATTAATGTTACCATGATGTTCCAAGAATTGGCTCTTCTAACCAAAGACAAAATTGCAGAGGGTCTATAATGTACTTCGATCAATTTCCAAAGTTTTTATACGACTTTAAGTATGGTAATACTACAAAAACTACAGTTACTACTGACATAACAAGAAATGTTCGTTTTAGAAAAGAACTGTTAGAAAATATTGCTCTCTACGATGAGTATGATATTGTTGATGGAGAGACTCCAGAAATCATTGCTGAGAAGATATATGGTAATCCAGAATATCACTGGATCATTATGTTGGTAAATCAAAAACATGATTATATTTCTGACTTTCCATTAACGGAATTTGCATTGGTGAAACATATCGCTAATGAATATAATCCAACTTTAACATCTACTTCTTGGTCATATAGTGGTAGTACTGTCACAGTGACAGTTCCACTTCATGGATTACAAGTTTCTCCAACAACATCTCTTACTGTTACTGGAGCTGTGGCTTCTACAAATGCACCAAATGGCACATATAATGTAGCTTCTGTAATCGATGCTAATAGATTCACATATATTGCATCTTCTGCGCCAACAGGAACTGCTAGCGGAACTTTAACTATTAACACTACAAATAAACAAAGTTATATTCGTCATTATGTTAATGCTGCAGGATTTATTGTAAACTCGACTGCTACTGGTGCGGTATCAGTATCTAATGATTCATATGAAAGATCTTTAAACGAAGCCAAACGAAGAATTAAAATAATTTCTCCAGAGTTAATAACGACTGTATTGACACAATTTAAAGAATTGATATAATGGCTTCTAGTCAACAATTGAGATTTGCTGGCGATGTCAGCATTAACAAAGTTAAAATAACTACTCAAAAGGGATTTGGGCAGGACATTACCACTCAAGTTTTAACTGTACAATTTTATGAAGATTTATTCTCACCATTTATAACTGGCAGTATAATCGTTAAGGAATCATTAGATTTTATTAACCTATTCCCATTTATTGGTGAAGAATATCTTGAATTAGACATAACAACTCCAGGATTGCAGGGTAAGGTTAATGGTCTTAAGGGTAGTTACTACATCTATAAACTAACAGATAGAGAATTGCTTGGGGATCGCTCCGTAATTTATCAATTACACTTTGTTTCTGTTGAGGCTATAACTGATCTTAATAAAAAAATTAGTCGAGTTTTTGGAGATAAAGTTTCAGATTTAGTTAAACCATTTTTTGAAGATAAAGTTTTTGGATTAGAAACTAAAAAGAAAGTCTTTATTGAACCAACTTTAAGCAATGTAAAATACATTTCCAACTATTGGTCTCCAGTAAAAAATATTCAATATCTATGCGAACATGCAGTAAATACTAATAATACTCCAAACTATGTTTTCTTTGAGAACAGAGACGGATTCTATTTTATTAGTTTAGAACAATTGTATCAAGGTAAGATGTATCAAGAGTTTACCTATGACAAATACACTCGTGATAGACTGCCCAATGGAAAAGATGTTCGAAATGTAAATGAAGATTTTAAAAGAATTACTGATATTAGTATTCCAGTAGCATATGACTACATGGATAGAATTCGTAATGGTATGTTGTCATCAAGACAAATTATGTATGATATAACAAAGAAAACATATTCAGTTAAAAACTATAATATGTTTGATCGATTCCCAGACCAAAAGCATTTAAATAAGTATCCAGTAAATTCTGACAGAGCCATCTTTAGATCAAACTCAACTCTTATTAACTTTCCAAAAGACTTTGGTAATTTTAATGGATTTGAAGATGTCACCAACGCTAAATCATTTCAGCAAAGAATTTCAACAATGAAATTAGCTGAAGCCAATAAATTAGACATCACAGTTCCAGGAAGAACAGATTATACAGTTGGACAAAAAGTTGGAGTGGTATTGAATAGAATAGAACCATTTTCTTTTAAAGATAAAGATACAACTGATAAAATGTTTTCAGGATACTATTTAATTGCAGCTATAAATCATCATGTGGATAGAGAAAAACACGAGTGCCATATGCAACTAATTAAAGAATCTTCTCAGATGGATATGAATAGGAACAAATAATGAATTTTTACTATGGTGTTGTAGAAAATAGAATTGATCCGTTACAACTTGGTCGTTGTCAAGTCCGAGTTGTTGGACTGCACACGCATGATAAGTCTCAACTACCAACTGCTGATTTACCATGGGCTCATCCAATGCAGCCAGTGACTTCAGCTGCAATGAATGGTATTGGTTCATCTCCTATTGGACCAGTTGAAGGTACTTCGGTTATTGTTATATTTGCCGATGATAACCACCAACAACCAATTATGATTGGTACAGTAGGAGGAATTCCTTCTGTACCTGCACCTATTGACGCTGACGATAATACACCAATCACTTCCACTCTAAAAGTAGAAAAAATATTATTAAGAACTATTCCTGGACCAACTACTGGAGTGCAGTTAACATTTTATGATCCAGAATATGGTTCTACAAATTTAACAAAAGACTTAAAACCAAATATGAAAGTTGTGGCTTTTGGTATTCCAGCAGAAGCCACAATTGTTTCTATTGATAGTGGTACTAAAATTACAATTAGTAAACCAGTATTAAAATATGAAGAAAATATTGTAACATTTGAGGCAGCACCATCTAATTTAGAAGCGATTAAAAATACTAAAGTTAATGATTTTCTCAATAGTATAAATCCATTTGCACCTAAAGATACACTTAAAAAAACTCCTGTAAACTCATCGATACCTACTGTACCACCTCCAAAAGAATCACCAAACCCCAATCTTTCTACACAAGGTATTAAAGCACTTCTTGCTGCAGCTGATAAAGTTGGATTAACTACAAAAGAACAGAAGTGTGCGTTACTGGGTATATGTGGTGGTGAGAGTCGCTGGATTACGCCAAATGACGAAAACTATCAATATGTTAAACCAACATATTTAAAACAAATCTTTTCATTTGCAACAGATGCAGAAGCAGAGAAATATTCTAATGCCAAGAAAAAGGGTTTGACTCGTTACGAATTTTTCTCATGG